TCGAAGTTGAACTGCCCAGCCGACTCCTTCGCGCTCTGCGCGCTCGACTTGGCAAGTTGGTAGGCCGTCCAGAGGGCGGCGCCAACACCGATCACGATGTTGATGCCGGAGAGAATCTTGCCCATGAAGGCCAGAGGTCCGGCGGCAATGGCTGCGGCGGAGCCCACAGCCGCGGTAGAGGCCGCTTGGGCCGTCTGTGCCGTAGCCACGGCAGCCGTGTCCATCGCCAGCTTGGCGCTGACGACCGAGAGCAGAGCCAGCGCCGAACGGGAGGCGGCCCAGACAGCCAGAGCGAGGCCGAACATCTTCGCGTTCTCGGCCACCACCTGCACGATCCTCGACATGATGCCGAGGAAGAAGCTCAACACAGCCTGCAGCTCGCCGCCGTCCATCAGGGACTTCTTGATGGAGGCGATAGCGCTCAGCATCCGAGGCTCATTCTCCTCGAACACGCGCACGAGATCGCTCTGGAAGGAAGCAATCAGCGAGGCGTACTGGTTCTTGACCGAGGTGTTCGCCGCGATGGCCACTTGAGCGGCCGTGCCGTAGGCGTTCCTGACCTCCGCCTGCATCTCCTCCAAGGCGTTGGAGAAGCCCGACGACAGGTCCTTTGGCGCCTTGCGGAACAGCTCCAGCATCTCGACGAGAGGCTTGCCACCGCGCTCACCAACCAGGGACTGCAGCAGGTTCTGCGCGCCGATTGGCGTCTTCTTCGAGAGCACCTCGTTCAGCTCACGGACAACCTTGATCACGTCGGGGAACTTACCGGTGGCAAGGTCCCGCAGCTGGATGCCCTGCTCCTTCAAGATCACCGATACCTTCGTGGACCGACCGGACAGGTCCGCGTACATGTTGCGCAAGGCCGTGCCGGCCGCGCTGGCCTCGATGCCCAGGTTCGCCAGGGCGGCCAGGCCCACACCGACGTCGGTGAGCGTCACGCCATACTGCGCGTTGAGCACCGACGCCGTCTTGAATGCGCCGGACATCCCCTCGACAGAGGTCTTCGAGATCGCGGCCGTCTTGGCGATCACGTCGCCGGCCACGGAGAAGCCTGCCGCGCCCATGTTGAACGCGGTGGTCACCGTCACCAGGGTCTCGGCCGCCTGCTGGATGGGCACCATGCCGGCCACGGAGAAGTTCAGCGTCGCGCCCAGGTTGGCCGAAGCCTCCTTCGCGGTCAGGCCAGCCTGCGTCAGCACCTTCAGCGCCTCAGCGACGTCCCGCGGCCCGAAGATGCCGTTCTTGGCCAGGCTGTGCATCTGCTCGTTCAGCCCTGCGACCTCGGTGGCTGAAGCGCCAGACAGCGCCGCGATCATCGTCAGCGTGTGCTGCACGTCAGCCCCGGCCTTGGCCATGGCCACGAAGCCATTGGATGCAGCCGCCGTCGTGAGCAAGGGCAGCAGGTTGCCCCAGGTGAGCCAGAGCAGCCCGAAGCCGGAGGCCAGGCCGCGCGCCGCGCTGTGCCCGGTGTTGGCCGTCGGGATGTAGGCGTCGATCGCTGCCTTCTGCCGGAGCAGGGCGTTGGTGCCCTTGTCGGCCTTGGCGGGGTCGATTTCGCCAGCGGCGGCTGGCGTAGGGACAAACTTGCCGCTCCGAAGGTCGCTGTAGCCCCAGACCCCTCGATCAGGAGAAGCCGTGGCCGCGGCAACGCGGCGCTTCGCCTGGCGCGCCAGCGCGTCGAACGCGGCCTCCAGCCGGGCCTGCTCCGTCTGCGCGGCCTGGATGATCGCATCCGTCTTCAGCTTCTCCGCGCGCTTGAAGGCCTCGATAGCGCCGGCGCCCCGCACGTAGGAGTCCCAGCGGCGCTGAGCCCGCTCGCGGTCCTGCTGCATGGAGCGCAGGTCCATCCCCTGCAGCGCGGCCTGCAGCCGGGCCGCCTCCTGCTCCGCGGCCGCGAGCAGCTCGACTCGCTCCTGCGCCTTCGCCTGCTTGAACCGGCTGATGGCGTCGGTGCCTCGGTTCCAGGACGCCCAGCGACGCAGGGCACGCGCCTGGTCCTGCTGCACGGCCCGCTGGTCAAGTGCGAACAGAGCGGCCTGAAGCCGCTCTGTCTCTGCCGTGGCCTCCGCGACAATCGCGGCGCGCTCCTGCGCCTTGCCGCGCTTGAACCCGTCGAGGGCTCCAGTGCCACGCACGTACGAGTCCCACCGGGCCTGCGTGCGTTCGCGGTCACGGCGAGCAGCCTTCTCCTCCAGCAGCTGAAGCGCGGTCTGCAGCTTCGCCTCTTCCTTCTCTGCCTCGGAGAGCAGCGTTGCGTTCTGCTCCTTCAGCTTGAGCAAGGTGGGGCGGATCAGGCGGGGCTGCGCTCCGATCGTCGAGTAGGCCCCTTCGGCGGCGCGCGTGGCAGCCAGCGTCTGCTGGCGGATGGCCGCCTCGACTGCGCGCTGGACCTGGTCAACCTCGGTGGTGATGCGCCGGCGCGCCTGGCCAACACTGGCCGCGGCACCCTGCTCAATCCCTTGGCCCAGCGCCTCGCCGGCGGCGCGCCCGGTGCGCGCCATCTGCGCCGGCACGTTCTGCAGCACCGTGGCCATGCGCGTGGGCAAGGCCTGCAGCTCGCTGACGACGTTGCTGAGCGCCTTGTTCAGGTTGCCCAGGGACGAGCCGCTGTTGCCCAAGCCGACCATCAGCTTGCGCAGCTCCTCGAGCGCCTTCCCGCTGCCCGCCAACTTGCTGGCGGCGGTGGAGACCTTCTCCAGGCTGCTGAACAGCGTGGAGAGCTCGGCTGCGCCTGTTGCGCTGATGGTTACTTGCAGGTCGGCCATGCCCCCTCCGGACTGCAGGGATTATGCCTGCGTCTGGGGGGTTTTCGAAGCCTCTGCGGAGCGCAGGATCTCAAGCCACACATCGTCGATTGTGGCGACCATGGGCCAGGCCCAGCGCATGTCCTCCGCCGGCCAGCCGTTCACCTGGCAGTAGGCCAGGAAGGCGGCCGCGGTCAGGTCGAGCGGCCTCCCTTCAGCGTCGAACGTCCTGCAGCGGTTCGAGACGTCGAGGAACAGGCCGTAGAAGTACGAAAGCCGGTCGTCCAGCACCGGCCTGTTCTGCAGCGCGAAGGGGGTGATCCCGCTCTCTTCCTGCAGCTCGAGCAAGTCGCCGAGCTGCTTCCCCCAGGTGCGCTGCCACTGGAGGAAGGTCTTCAGTTTCCCGCGTCGGCCTCGGCCTGGACCAGCTTGAATCGCTCGAAGTCCTCGGCCTTCTCCTGCACCCAGCGGCGGAAGTCCTTCACCGCCAGCACGAGCTTGGCGTTCTCCTTGGTGTAGGGCAGCGGCTGGCCCTTCCAGGTGAAGCTGCCCTTCCAGCCCAGCAGGATGGCCTCGGCCATCACCTCGATGGTGATCTCCTCGGCCTTCGCCTCGGCCGCCTTGCCCTTGGTGTTGAGCAGCTGCCGGTTGCGGTCGAACAGCTTGGTCAGCTTGCGCGAGTAGGTGGGGTTGTTGGAACGCGCGATCAGGAACTCGACGTCGCCGGAGTAGGGCGCCCAGACACCGGCCTCTTCGGCGCTGGTGTTGGTGGCTAACTCGGCGAACAGGTCGATGGCAGTGTTGCCAGCGGGGGCGCCAGCGGTGGTGTCAGACATGGAATCTCCTGGTTGAAGGGCGCAACGATTCTAGAACGAAAAAAGGCCCGGCGGCGAACCACCGGGCCTGAAAGGCTCCGCCCAGGAGCCAGGAGACAAACGATCAGCGGGTGACGGCAGCACCGACCCGGTCGATCAGCAGCACCTTGCGCAGCGCGGCGTCAGCGTTGCCGGAGTCACCCAGCAGCGTGAGGGTCACGTCGGCCATCAGATCCTGGTCCTTGCTGCCTGCGGTGATCTTGAACGAGTTCACGTTCACGTTCGTCGCGGTGAAGACATAGCCGTTGCCCGACGAATCGAGCGAGGCCCAGATCAGGCTGGTGGCCGTGTTGGACAGGAACTTGTCGAACAGGTTGCCGTTGGCGAAGTAGACGCTCAGCGTGGCCTTCGCCGCGATGGTGCTGTTGCCGATGCCCACAGGCGCCAGCGAGCCGATGGCGCTCTGGTTGCGCAGGGCGTTGTCGAACTCGAGAGCGATCGACTTGACGAAGGTGCCCACCGCCGGCGCGCCGCCTTCCCAGATCAGCGACTGGCTGTTCGACACCGCCGAGTGGATGCCGTAGGCAGTCGACGGGTTGTTGGACGAGCCACCCAGGAAGGTCGCGTTGTTCCGCGCAGCGCCCAGACCCATGAAGTCGATCGACATCGTGGTCAGCGCGCCGGACGAGGCGTTCAACGACAGCTTGCTGGGCGTCATGCCCTTGTAGATGAAGTATTGGCCCACGTCCAGCGCCTGGCGCTCGATCGAGAACGAGGTCTGGGTCGTGCCATGCGTCAGGCGCGAGGTCTTGACCTTGCCGCCCGCGGTCGCAGCAACCACAGCCGCCGGGGTGTTGGCATCCAGCGTGATGACGGTGGTCGTCGGCGCGGTGATGGTCGAGACGCGGAACAGCTTGCCGTCGTTGGCGGTGGCCGGGTGCTCGAGCATGAACCACTGGCCCTTCTTCAGGGTCGCCCAGCTGTCCGCGCCGGCGGTGGCCACCGAGGCAGTCAGCGTGGTGGCGGTGGCAGCCACAGTCGAAGCAGCGCCAGCCACACCGGCCGTGCCGTAGGCGGTCCAGGTCGACTGCATCAGCGCGGCCAGCACGGCGTCGTGCTCGTTGTAGCTCAGCTCCGACTGGTAGCCGCCGGACGAGCTCGAGCCGACCGGCGCCTCGGACGTGGTCATACGGCTGGCGTTGATCTCCTTCGACGCTTCCTTCTGGATCGCGAAGTCGAACGACTCGCCGGTGATCCGGATGTCGTAGTTCTGGCCGGCGCCCGGCGTGACGCCGGGGGTGACTTCCGCGATCAGGCGGAGCTGGATGGATGAGGTACTGGCGAGGGCCATGCTGTTCTCCTGTTGCCGAGAGTGTAGGGTGGTGAGGCGTCAGCAGAGAGCCAGGAGCCCCCGACTGGGTGGGAAGTTGTCTGACCTATGGGATCGTGTCTGCCGAGAAAGGGATGAGCACAGGGTGGTATTCCCAGCCCAAGTGCGGCTTCTTGGGGGTCGGCCGCGCGCCAGCAAGTCGCAAGCCTCCGACCGTCCGCATGTGCAGCGCCGGGGTGAAGAAGTCGAGCAGCACGTTGGCCTGGGCCACACCCCAGCCGTCGCGCACCGCGGCAGCCAGGTGCACCTGCCCCCACACGCGGTGGTTCGGGTTCGCGCCCATCTCGACCTGCTCTCCGTCGACATAGATCACGCGCACGCACAGGAAGGGGTCGGCATGCGTCTGCGTGTCGACGATGGCCCGGCCCTCCCACTCGATCGTGAGCGGATGCCCGACCCACTGCGCGCGGCGCGCCTCGACGAGTGCGACGACGGCTTGACGAATCTGTTCGCGGTTCATGTCAGCTGCGCCAGGGTGATGCTGCCGGTGTACTTGTGCCGGACGTAGGCGGCCATGGCCACAGAGCCATCGACCAGGTTCACCGGCCGCACGGGCGGCGTCAGGGCGTTGGCCTGCACCTCTTCAGCCATCGGATCGGTGTTGGCGAACGAGACGTTGGTGTTCCAGCGGATCTTGTCCAGCTTCGGCGACTCGCGCTCCCAGGCAGCCATGACCGCCTCACCGTCACCCATCTCGCCGGGCTCGAACGAGCCGCCATAGAAGCGCCCGGTCTGGCCCTTCTTGTACCAGCCGACGTGCGCCGGCGCGCCCTCGTTGGTGAGCAAGATGTGCCAGCTCGCTGTCATCTGTCCGGAGTACTGAGGTGTGTGCATCAGCAGGTCCTGGAAGACCCGTCCGACGAACTCGCGGTAGGACTTCGTGACCCGCTTCTCCAGGCGTGCGCGCTCCGCCTCCAGCGACAGCTGGAACCGGCGGAGGTTCTCGACGCGCAGCATCAGACCACCTTCAGATGCAAGGACCAGGCGTCCTGGTTCGCCGTGACGGTCAGCACCTGCCAGGTGGCGCCGTCAGCCGCAAGTTGCTGGCCCACCGCCGGCGTGATCGAGGTCTTGGCGACGATCATGGTGCGGTCGCCGGCCAGGTTCTTCGGGTCCGCCTCCGTGCGCAGGAAGTACTCCTTGCTGCGGTCGTAGAGCAAGGTCGGCACCGCGGTGTTGCCCGCGGCGTAGCTGTCCGTGGCCGGGTCGTAGGCGCCGGTGTCGAAGGTCGCCGTGACGCGCGCCGCCAGGCCGACTTCGTCGGAGGACACCATCAGGAAGCCCGCCAGAGCGGGGCGCACGGCGCGCACGCGCAGGATGGTCGTGTCCGAGACCAGGTAGCCGTTCTTCACTGGCGTCTCGCCGGCGGCGAAGAACACCTCGTACTGCGGGTCGTACTCCGCGTCCGTGCCGCCATTGGTCGTGTCGCGCAGGTACTCGCGCTGCGCGTAAGCCGTCGTGCCGCCGGCGCCCAGCGCCGCCTCGCCCGGCGTGCGGTAGGTGAACTCGTCCGTGGCCTTCTTGACCCAGAAGGACGTGCGCAGCGCAGTGTCGAACAGACCGTCGACACTGCCATCGCCCACGATCCATCGCTCGCCGATGAAGCGCAGGCAGCGCCGCGGCGGGATGACGATGTTCGAGGCCAGCGACAGCACACGGCGCTTCGAGACGGACCCTTCCGGGTTGGACGTCTCGAAGCTGGCCGGCTGGCCGTAGAAGAGGAAGCGACCGGTGTACCCGTCATGCATGCCGACGGAGTCGAAGACGCGAGAGACGTCCTTGAAGTTCATGCGCCGGTCACCGGGTCCGTGGCCAGGCCAACGGCCGAGACCAAGGTCAAGGTCGGCCGGGTGATCACCACGGCCGTGCCTCCGGCGGCCGCGTAGGCCGCGGACAGGCTCAGGCGCAGCGCCGAGGTCATCATCAGGATGCCGTCCCGCGTCGTCGAGAACGGATCGTCGACCCGCTCCTTCATGGCTCGGCCATCCTGCAGCCGGCGCTCGGCCAGGTAGCCCAACGGGGTCAGGAGCTGGCGGGCGACCGAATAGGTACAGAACAGCTGCGTGACGTCGAAGAAGCGGGCCTGGGCCACAGAGCGGCTGGCGTACGGGATGGCCGAGACCACTTTGAACTCGGCGAGCAGGCCAGCAGCGACTTCATCCAGGTCCAGCTCGACCTTCACTTCGAAGTCCGGCTGGGTCAGGATGGCGTCAGGCAGCTCGAGATCCGAGACCCCAACCACAGCCCGAACCCGGTCAGGGTCGGTGAATTCAGTCAGCATGGGTTAGAATCCCAGAAGGAGGTTAGAAATGGCTCAAGTACCGGACGGCTTTCACCGCATCAACTTCAACTGCCCCGAGGAGACCTACGCGCTGCTCCTGCAGCACTGCAAGCGCTCGCAGCGCACGATGGCCAGCGTCTTGAACAGCTGGATCCTCGAGGGGCTGGGTCAGCACATCCCCGAGGACGCCCTGCGGCTGTCGCCCGACTTTCTGCGCGGCGAGCAGCTCCAGCTTGAGGCTGTAGAGGCTGAGGGGGATGCGCACATTCCACTCCCGGAAGTCGAGGACGACGTGCCGTCACGCCTTCTTTGAATGGGCGGCTGGCTTCTCCGCCGGCGTGCTGTTCAGGAGGTCGTCCAGCACGACCGTCGGCTGCCCCTTGGCCCACTCGCTGTAGGCCACCTTCACGGTCTCGCCGGCGGGCAGCACAACGCCGATGTCAGGGTCGTGGATGGGGAAAGCGCCGGTGTTCTTCAGCCAGACGCCGTTGGGGTCGATGATGCGCATGTGGTGTCTCCAAAAGTAGAAAGGCCCGCCCGACTGGGCGGGCCTCTGCCCAGGGTGGGTTCCGATCAGTCGATGGTCAGCACGTCGAAGGCGCGCAGCTCGCTGTCACCGAACATGCGGTAGACGGCCTCGCTGCGGTCGATGCGCAGCGCCTGGCTGCGGCTCATCGCGAACGCCTCGTTGGCGGTGTAGGCCGCGGCGGTGTTGGTCACCTTCACGATGCCCTTGGTGCTGTCCAGCGCCCAGACGGTATTGGCCGGGATCGGGCCGCCTTCAGCCGGCGTGTCGACGATGAACCAGCGCACGTCGTTGCCGAAGCCGACATTGATGGCCTGCGCCTGCGGGTCGATACGAG